CGGCGAGACGACGTTGACCTGGGCCGACGAAGCCACTGTTTACGCCAGCATCATGGGCGTTAGGGCCAGCGACTACTTCGCTGCGCAGCAGGCCGGCGTGCTGGTCACGCACCGCATTCGCATTCGCTTCTTCCCAGGCATCACGCATCAGCATCGCCTGCTTTGGCGTGGCCGCGTGATGGAGATTTCCAGTGTCCTTGAGCGAGAAGCTCGCTCAATCCATGAGATACTGGCAAGGGAGGACGCTACATGATTACTCAAGGGATTGGAACTCCTCGCGACCTGGGGGGCGCGACCGGAAATCAGATTATTGCCGGCGGCGCGATGACGATCCGAATTGCCGGCGTCCGCGAGATGGCCGAAAAGCTCCAGAACCTCGGCGCTCGCATGGGCGAGCCCGCTGCTCTTGAGAAGGCCGTAGAGAAAGCGGCCGAGCTGATCAAGAAGGGCTACAAGAGCAAGATCAATAGCGTTACCGGCAATTTGCGCAAATCGGTGCGAATTGAGACTAAGACGTATGAATCAGCGGTTGTTGCAATCATCGGGCCGTGGCAGTCGGGGAAAGCAGCCAGCCGCGAGGGGCAGGAGTCGGGCAACATCGCATGGATTTACGAATTTGGTACTGGCAGTCGCAGGCCCGGAACGCAGTCCCGCAGAACCTACATCAATGTCCACCAGATGATCAACCGGCGGATGCGTCTGCACTCTTCAGCAAACGACATTCAGTTTCAGAATATGTCTCGCGGCTACTACTTCATTATGGGCTCAAAGTATGAGCAAAGCAGGCAGGCTCTGGCCGGCAAAGGTGGCGATCACGACTTCTACACCGATCCGGTCACAGGCAAGCAGCGCCCAGTGACGCTGCACCCTGGCGAAGAGTACGCCCCTATGCCACGTTCGGACGCCATGCAGCGGACTGTTTCGGAGCAACGCCAAGCGGTTGCTAGCACCCTGACTGCCGCCATCAAGAACACGCTTGATAGGCTGACACAGTGATCATCTCTCCAGAAAAGCACGTTTTCCAGAGACTCGTCACCACGCCTGCGGTGGCGAGGCTTGTCGGCTTTCAGGTCTACCCGATCGCCGTGCCGAAGACGGCAGTGCTCCCCTTCTGCGTCTACAAGCGGAACAACATTACGCGAGAAGCCCACCTCTCGGGGCCGCTGTATCAGCCCGTGGTTCACCTCCAGATCGCCTCCTGGGCGCTTTCGTATGACACTGCCCGCGAGCTTGCCGACGAGGTGCGGATCGCTTTGGATGGACGCACCGGCACCCTCTCAGGCGTTACAATTAGTGATATACGGCTCGTGTCGGAGACGGACGACTATCTAGACCCGGCGGCCGTGGGAGCGCAGCTCCCCCCTGCATACGAAGTTCGACAACTATTTCAGATTCGGTGGTCTGAGGCCACTGAATAAGACTTTAGCGCAAGGAGGCGCACTATGGCCGGTGTTGCAGCAATGGGCGTGTCGATGACCTACGCTGGTCAGACGCTGACGATCACAAGCTTCAATGTCAACGATCAGATCGACAACGCGGACGGTTCGCACCTCGGTCAAGCCGTGGGCGACCGCCGCCAGTACGTCCCGACGTTCGTGCAGCGGGAAATCTCCTGCGACTTCATCGCCGCAACGGTTGTCACGGCTCAATCTGGTGCGATCAGCATCACTGGCCCTGTCAGCTTCTCCGGCAACGCCACCCTCACGGCATCGACCGTCGGCGGCACTGTGGGCGATCTCCTCAAAGGCAATGCGACTTGGCGGGTTGCCTAACGCTTCGGAGGTGACCCGACATGGCCGGGGCCACCGCACAAGGCGCGACGTTCTCGTTCCTGTCGTTCAGCGGCAAGCTGACCGGCATCTCCGTGGAGATGCCGACAGCCGAGGTCACGAACATGACCGCCGCTACGGATGGTCTTGGATACACATTTATGGTGCCGACCGGCGAATGGGCCGGCGGCACCATAACTGTGGACTTCCTGGCATTCAACGCCGACCCGCAGACGTTCGTCAAGAAGGTCGGCGATCTCAAGTTCACCTCGGCTGGTTACACGATCAGCCGCCGCGTTGTCTGCGAGTCCGCGTCTGTGAGCGCGCAGGCCGGCGAGCTAGTTCGCGGCTCACTCAAGTTTCTGATGACTGATTACAAAGGCACATAGTCGGCAGGATGCCGCACCTAGAAGCACTTTCTGGAGCAGATTGAAATGGCACTTGATCGTAAAAGCATCCTGGCAGTCGACGACGTTCGCAAGGAGAAGTTCGCAGTTCCCGAGTGGAAGGGCGACGTGTTTCTTCGTGTTCTCACCGGCACCGACCGCGATCGTTTCGAGGAGTCCTACGCCGACCAGAAGATGAAGGCGTTCCGCATTCGCTTCCTCCTGCTCGCCCTGTGCGACGAGGACGGCGAGCGGCTCTTCGGCGAAGACGAGGCCGATGTTCTCGGCAAGAAGTCGTCTGTGGTGATCAATCGCCTGTTCGAGGCTGGCTGGAAGCTGAATGCCTTCACGCAGGAGGCTGTGGATGACCTGGGGGAAGATTCGCCCGCCGCCCTGAGCGACGGTTCTACTTCCGTCTAGCGGCAACGCTTGGGATGAGCGTGAAGCGGTTGCTGGAGGAAGTGGACAGCAAGGAGATCGCCGAGTGGTATGCGTTTGATCAGCGGTGGCCGTTGCCTGACCCTTGGGGCCAGACGGCAAGATTGTGCAGGGTGATCATGGCTTCGTCTGGCAACTACAAGAAGCATGACCTTCCAGACGAGTCTGCGTTCATTCCGACCGTAATCAAGCCGGAGCAGTCGCAGAATCAGGTGCTGGCCGAGCTGATGAAGTTGAACACGCCACTACCGGGGTGAATTGATGGCAAACGGCTACCTCGGCAAGATCAGCGCGATTGTCTCGGCGAATACGGCCGACTTCGACGGGAAACTGTCGAAGTCGGCCAAGGAAGTGTCGTCGTTTGCCAGGAGTGTGCAGAGCAATCTGACCTCTGCCTCCCGGCAGGCGGCGCGTTCCCTAGAAGGCATCTACACGCCGCTCCAGAAGTTCGAGCGGTCGCTCCAGGCCGCCGCGTCGATGAAGCTCTCGTTCAAGGGCTTCCCCGGCATGATCAAGGACTTGGACTCGCTCCAGTCCAGGCTGAACTCGGCTCTGTCGAAGCGTCAGGTCGACATCGTCTTGAAGACGACCGGGATGTCCAGCGTCTCAGCCCTGCGGGACGCGATCAGCGGGCTCAAGTCTAAGGACATTGAACTCATCGCTCGCGTCGGCGGAATTGACAAGCTGAAGGCGCTTGGCGGGAAGATCACCGCTGACGTTGATATCGGCGCGTCCCGCAAGACTCTTGCAGACCTGACCGTAGCCGCCGAGGCTGCGAAGGCCAAGGTGGCCTCCATCGGCAACGTGCCCGTCACGGTCAAGGTCAACGCCGAGGGCGTCGACTCGCTGAGAGCCAAGCTTGACGAAGCGAGAGGCGCGGCCGGCAAGCTCATGGGCGGCGAGTTCATGGGGCAGAAGTCGCTGACAAAGGCGATTTCTGGGGTTAGCGGCGAGCTGATCAAGGTCGAGGCAGAGCTTGCTAGGGCCGCGGCGGCGAAGAAGACGCTCGAGGCGATGTCTGCGGGGCCGCGATCGAAGCCCGAGGAGCTAAACAGGGCAAACGACCGAGTGTCGTCGCTAACGGGCCAGCAACAGGAACTTGGCAAGAAACTTGCCGAACTTGAGAAGTACCGCGACTTAATAAAGACCGTGATGCGCGAGATCAAGCAGGCCGAAGCCGGCGGCGGCGCGGCTGGTGGCGGCGGCGGCGACATCGCCGCAGCCAAGAAAGAGGAAGCAGCAGCGATTAGGGCCGTGTCGCGGGCGGCGAAGGAACTGCAAACTCAGATCACCGCGAAGTACGGCGTCGACATCGACCTGTCCGATCTCGATCAGCTTATAAGCCGTGGTGGCAAGGCGAGCGATGTCCTTGAGCGACTGCCGGCGTTAATGGACGAGCTTGGTCGCTCCGATCTTGAGGCCGCGTCGAACAAGATGCGGCAGCTTGTGTCTGTGTCAGAAGAACTATCCGATCCAATCAAAGCAGCCCAAGCAACATTGACGGGTCTCGCGAAAGAGGTGCAGGCTGGGTTCCTGCCAGCTCTCGTTCAGTCCCAGTCTGAACTTGAGTCGTTAAATGCCCTGATTGAAGAGGGAATCGCGCCAACGGCAGCGATCAAGAAGAACTTTGATCAAGTCAAGGCGAGCGTTGACGCCACCGTAGCGTCGGTTCGACAGTTGGCAGAGGTTTCCGAGAAGGCGGGCAGGCTGAAGACGGGGCGAGAGCTTGTATTCGCGCAGCCGGCTCTGTCGGAGTCTCTTGACCGCGGCGCAGCGGTCGGCAACAAGGCGGCGGGCCTGCCGGCTTCGGCGATTTCCTCGAGTCCTCGGCTCGTCGAATCTCTTGTCAAAGTCAACCAGCTCACTCGTGAAGCCGAGGCGGCATTCGCGAAGTTGCAGATGAAGGCGAACGTCGGCCTGCCCACGGGATCGGCGCAGCGATCGCTTGACCTGCTCGTCCTGAAGATGAACGAGGCTCACTCCGTCGCCGAGAAGGAGATCAAGGTTCACCTTGATACGGCAGATGCCAAGCGGAAAGCGACGGAACTGAAGGCCCGCCTGGACGGCCTCCGCGAGGAAGTAAGGTTCACCGTTACGGGCGGCTTCTCTAACGCCGGCCAGATCGAAGCCGAGGTATCGCGAGTCACCGCGGACATCCAGAAGCTAGACGACACGCAGAAGGCTGCGTTCGGCCAGCGGGCCATGCTGGTCATCGACCTCCTTGGCGACAACAAGATTCAAGACGCCGCCATCGAGGTGAAGAACCTCCGCTCGGACCTTGACCAGCAGATGGAACTCAAGGTCACGACGGACTCGGCACAGAAGGCCGTGGACGACTTCAAGGCCAAGATGGACCGCGTTCGTGAGCAGAACGCATTCGTCATCACTGACCGCCCACAGAACATGGAGCAGGCCGAGTCGCGGGAGTCCAGCCTGCGAGGCGAGGTGGGGCAGCTTGACGGAAGCCGAAGGGCCAAGTTCAGGGGATTGCTTGAGGACGCGGCCGTGGCACGCGAGACCGGCAAACTCGACAAATACAACGACGCGCTTGACAAGATCACAATCAAGCTTGCAAGCGAAAAGAAGCTTGTCATCGATGACAAGAAGGCCCAGGACAGCCTTGACGCCATCAATAGAGACCTCCGCTCGATCGCCGACGCCCTCGGCCCGCCGGCCGGCATGGATAGGCTCAAGGAGTCCACGCAGGCGGCAGACGCCGCTGTGGAGAAGCTTGCGGCGGGCCTGGACAAGGCGAGGCTCAAAACCGACATCGGCCAGCTTCGCGTCGACCTCGGCGCTGCCGAGATGCTCCCGGCCGGTGCCGCGAAGGATCAGGCGATTGCCGACATCTCCACTAGGGCGGAAGGCATCACGCAGGACGCGGGGCGGGTCGCTGGCGATGCTGATTCAGTCGAGAAGGCTAGGGCTCGAATAACTAGCCTAAACGACGCATGGGCGCAATCGGTTCGCGGACTGCCTCAAACAGAAGCCAAGGCCGACGCCTTCTTCACCGGCATATTGGCCGACATCGGGAAGCTTGACCTTGCAGACAGGATCAGCCTTGATCCGATCATTGGCGAGATCATAAACCTCATTCAGACGGGAGCCGGCATCTCGACGGTCACCGCGAGGATGCTGGAGCTTGAGGCCGCGACAAACGAACTGGCATCTGCCGGCAAGGTCTCCACAGCGATCGAGAAGCTTTCGCCGACCGCGGCGAGAAACGATCTTGAGGCGAGGCTGGCTGCCGCAAAGGCCGCCGCGAGTTCGCCCATTCCGCTGGCGACCCCAGGCGAGTCTGTTGAAGCTGTCGGACGCGAGACCGAACTGCGGGGCTCCCTCGGTAAGGATTTGGCGGATTCTTCGCGGGGTCTTGATCTCCTCAAGGGCGGGATCACTTCGCTGAAGAGCCAGATCGACGCCCTGCCAGAAGGTGTTCGGTCAAGGTTCATCCCCGCAATCCGCGATGCGGAGAACGAGTTCGTAAGGCTCTCTACCTCATCTTCTGCATTACCAGGGCAAATCGATGCCGCACGGCAGCGCGTGCAGCAGCTTGCCGCAGAAGCCTCCCGCGCCACTCAGGCGATGAACTTCCAGCAGTCGTTCGGTGGAGCGGGAGCCGCGGGCTTAAACCTCGGCCTAGATCAGCGATCCCTTCAGGGTTACAACGCCCAGTTGCAGATTCTGCAAGGCGCGATCGGAAGGGCGAGCGCCGAAGCACGCGGTCCTGCCGTCGCAGCTTTTGAGCGACTGCGGAACGCGGTAGCCACGGCTTTCGACGAGGGAAATATCGATTCCGGCGTGCAGCGAGAGCGGCTCGCCGCGATTCGGACAGAAGCCGTCGCCGCTGCCGCGGCAGTGTCGCGTATTCGTGTTGGTTCGCTCACTCGCGACGTGGCAAGGGCCGGCGACATCGGTAGGGCCGGGTTCGACAAGTTCGGGCTGGCAATGAATCAAGCAGGCTACGCCATCGACGACTTCATGTCGTCGACGGGCGGGCTTGAGTTCAAGCTGCGTGCGATCAGTAATAACATCACACAGATGGCTTTCATCCTCGGCGGCACTACGGGGCTATGGATCGGACTTGGTGCCGTCATCGCGGGGCAGGCGGCCGTCGCTCTCATCAAGTGGTACAACAACGGCCGAACCGCCGAAGACCAGACAAAGGCTCTCAACGAAGCTCTGGCGAGGCAGAAAGGTCTCGTCGAGGAACTGGCCGAGGCGTTCAAGTCGCTTGGCGATGCGATGTCTCGCGGAACGCTTTCCGAAGGCGGCCAGCAGACGAAAGATTTCACAGATCAAGTCGAGACAATCCGAAAGAAGGGCAGGGAGTCTCGCGAGGGCAAGGTTTCCGACCTTGACCGAGACGTTCAGCGAGAGAGAGCGCAGCAGAACGCCTTAAAGAAGCAGCTAGAGAGCGAAACCGATATCGGCCGTCGCGTCGTCATCACGAGGCAGATTGAGCAGTCTAAGGCTGCCGAACGGGAGGCGATGGATCGCGTTCGCGACAGACCCGAGCCGACGGGCGCAGATGTTGCGGGGCTGATTGAGCGAGCGGCGGTCAGGATGGAGGAGGCAGGGAGAAGCCAACGGCCAAGCGACACTGAATTCCCTGTCGCTAATTCAATCCGCGAAGCCGGCGCTGGCCTTGACGTTGGCGATACTCCAGAAGCTATTCGCTCGCAAATTCGCGCTCTCAGCAACGCGACCTCGTCGGTCTCTGAAACATCCGCGCAAACATTTTTTGGGCTTCCCACTGAAGAGTCCGCAACCTCGAACGTAGCCGCAACTGCGTTTGCGGATATGACGGAGAGGCTTACTGCGAAGCTAGAAGCTGCGATAGAAGACCTCGCGATCAATGTGGTCGAAGCTTCCCGTGGCCCAGCCGAACAAATCCGGCAGGCGCAAGAGGAGGTCGCGAAGGCCATCGAACTGGGCCTGCCTGGAGCCAGAGTATTCCAGGCGGAGCTGGACAAGAATGCAACCGCGCTTCAGAAGTCCATCAAGAAGCTTGAGACGACTTTCTCCGGCAAGGACGAGAGCGGCAAGGACTTGACGGTCGACGAGAAGGAGGCCCGCACAAAGCAGGCCCAAGACGAAATCGACGCCCTCCAAGCCCAACGCGCCCGCATCGCCGCCCAGTCCGACGCCTTCCGATACGAGCGCACCGTAGACCCGCAGCGGCAGATCGACGCTCGCATGGGCCGCGCCAGCAGCAACCTGGGAGCCGCCGGCCTTGATGACGGCCGCATCGCCCGTCGGATGCGGGAGATTGAGAACGAGCGCGAGACGATTCGGCAACGATCGGCGCTCCCTGAGTTCCAGGCCCCTGAGATGGTTCGCGGCCTGCAAGACGCCGAGCAGGCACTCAACGAGGAGGCAGCCGCCATCGAGGCAGCGACGATCGCGATCAAGATATTCGCCGACGCCTTGAACCGTGCATCCGAGGAAGCCAAGGGCAACCTGAACTCGGCGCAGCAGCGAGCCGACGAAACTCGTCGCGCCGACCTGGGCAACAGCACGCCGCAGACTCAAGAAGCCCGCAAGCAGGCTGAAGCAGACCTCGAGAGACAGAAAGAGACAGAGCGGGCCGCGCAGACTGAGATCGCCGTTGAGCGGGATCGTCTGGAGAAGATGCAGAAGCCCGACGCCGAAAGGATGCAGAAGATCGACGAGGAGTTGAAGAGCGGTCGCGGAGCGAGCGACGAGGCTAGGTCACAGCTTGCCGGCGAGCGGGCGGCAATGGAGGCGGAAGTCAGTAACCAGAACGCAGCGGCGGCAGACGAAGTTGAGCGGGCTCGCAAGAAAGACGCGGACGGGCAGGCTGCAAGCAACGCAAAAAACGAAGCCGATCGCGATTTGTCTCGGCTGGTTACTGATACTGACTCGGCCGCAGAAGCACTCGGCATAAAGCCGGCCGGCAGGTCTCTTGAAGCCGTCCGTGACGACATTCGCCAAGCCGGACGCGGCGATATCGCCGACGATCTTGAGCGTCGTCATGATGAAGCAATTAGAGCGATTGATAATACCATTGTGGCAATCCGCGGCTTTGGGGGCTGGGACGCAATCGACAAAGCAAGCGAGGAACTCGCAGCGGCCCTGAAGCACCAGGCCGAGGTCGCCAACGCTGGTGCCGCGAGGCTCGCTGAGATCGACGCCGAGATCGCAGCCGTCCCGGCAGGCGATAGTCGCGAGGAGCTGATCCGCGAGCGCGAAGCCCTCAAGGCCAAGATGGAGGACGACGCGAAGGCGAGCCAAGCGAAGGTCGACGCCGCCCGAGACGCCAGCACCCGCGAGGCCGAGCAGGCAAAGTCGGGCGAGCGTGGCCGCGAGCTAACGCGAACTCCCGAGGAGCGATTCAAGGCAGAGTCCGAGCAGGGGCTAGCCGACATCCAGACGTACTTTGAGCGTCGTGCCGGCGATGCGGAGGCACAGGCCGCCGCCGAGGAACGCTTCCGCACGGATCGCGCGAAGGAGGCCCGCACGGCTACTTCTGAAGGTCGTGGCGCAGAGCTAGGCATGACAGAACGAGATCGCTTCCGCCGCGACTTCAAGGAAGGCGATGGCAAGGACATCAACGCCCGCGCCAAGGAAATGAGAGCCAACGGCGAAGACCCCAGCAAGTTTCTCCGACAAGCACTCGCCAACCAGATGGAAGCCGTCGCCCCGATGCTCAAGGGCTTCCAAGACGAGCGGCAGAACGCCGTCCTCCAAGGCCCATCGCGCGCCGCACTCAACGTCTCCGACGTTTCGACGAGTCAGGGTGCCAGTGAACTTACTCGACTCCTCCGAGGCGACGACTCAGCGAAGGACGTGAATTTGGCGGAGTTGCGGAAGCAGTCTGCCAAGCTTGATGAGGTCGTCAAGGCAATTCAGGCTGCGAACCCAGGAGTCCTCCTCTAATGCCGAAGCTCGTCTCAGAACTCGCACAGGGCAAATCGTTCAGCCGCAGCTCCGACGGCGGCGGGCTCGCCGATCAGGCCACGCGGACGTGGAAGATTCTCCTCAACTCGCCGAACGAGTCGTTCGTCATCTCTGACGCCGTCGGCGTCAACATCGGCGACCCCCTGGGGTCGCAGAACCCGATCCCGTGCGTGAGCTTGGATGTCAAGGCAGACGGCGATAGCCGGCTCGTTCGGATCGTCACGGCTCAGTACCGCACAACCGCCGGCCTTGGCAGCACAGACCCAGGCTCCCAAGCGCCGGCAGCAAGGCCAGCCCTCTACTCAATGACCACGTCGCTGACGGAGATCGCTGCGTGGGGCGGTGCTCCCGTGACAGACGGCGTTTCTGGGGCGTGGATTCCAGCAGTCAACCCAGTGGGCGATCTGGTCGACGGCGTGACGCGACTCGAGCCGGTCGTGAACATCAACATCGACCAGTATTCTGTGTCTGACATGAGCCAGCTTCTGGCCTACTGCGGCTATGTGAACAGCGACATATTCACGTTCTCGAGTCTCTCAGTCGGAGTTCACTGTTGTATGCTCCAGAGCATCTCATCACAGGCCGTTGTCGAGCAGTTCGGCAACACGACGTTTCGCGGATTTAAGGTCACGTTTGGGTTCGCGGTGCGAGCGCATTGGACGATTACGCGGGATGGGTTTCAGGCGATTGGCTGGGATATGGCGGTGCCTCAGACGGGGTTTAATATCTTCAACTCGGGAACAAGTCGAGCTGACGTAGATCAGAAAGCGCTTGCATTGCAGCATAGGAACGGCAAGGTTTCGATTATTGGATCAAGCAGCGTCGTCTTGGCTGACGGATTGGTGAACACAAGGACAAGGGCGATGGTAACTGTGCCGGCGACGGAAGACGGCGGTTACGTCCAGCGTCCTTCTGCCCAGCCGGTCGCCTTAAACGACGACGGGACGCCCAGGAATGCCGACAACTTCCCGATGGCTCAGAAAGTCCTCATCAACCGCATCTGCATCCAGCCCGAGAGAGCGTTCGGCAGCAACTTCTCCAACTTCGGCATTCGTTGGTTCGCATAATGGCCGACTCAGGCAAATACCTTATCGGCGAGAGTCTCCGCGAGAAGCTGAAAAGCACGATCGCGAAGGTGGACTCCCTCCCGTTTGGCGGGCCAGTGAGCCGGATACCGACCGCGCTCGAGGACGGTGGTAGCTCCTACGTCCCAAAAGTCTTCCGCGTCTGCACCGCGACCGGCTCCTGGCCCATCGACTCGTCGAAGGACGTAACCTACTACGGAGTCACGAGCACGCCGAATACGGTCAGCGTCATCAACAAGCTGGTCAGCCTGCCGGCCCCAAAGAGCACGACGACTACGCGAATCGTCAACGTCGCTAAGGACGGCACGCAGTGGTATCTCGTCTCATTCCAGATGTCGTCGAAGACGGCGATCATGGCAACGAATACGCAGACAATCACGTTCATGGGGACGGCGGCCACGCAGACAATCACGTTCATCGGGGCTGCGTCCACGCAGACAATCACCTACGCCTCCGCTGGCCCTGAAGTTTCAGTGCTAACAAATGTCTCGGCTGTCCTGAACACGTCGGATTGCAGCATCGCGATAAACAAAACAACAACTACCGTCAAGACTGTCGGCGCATCCCAGACAGCCACAGCGGTCTCCCTCTCTGGAACCCAGACAGCCACAATCATGTCGATGTCTGGTACGCAAACCGCAGTGATAATGACAGGGACGTTCACGGCCACCTACATTTCGCTGGAGATTTGAGATGGCGTGCCCGTGTTGCAACCCGAGCGCGTGCTTGCCTGGATTCGCGTGTATCTTCGACAACGCCGCATACTTCCGGTATCAAGTTTCTATCAGCACGCCCCAGCTAGATTTCAGGCGATTCGCGCCGGGGGGCTCTGCGTGCGTCACCCCGATGCTGTTGCCTGCCGCCACGGGTAGTATTGAGTTTGTTAGCACGTTCTGGAACCGCAACGCTGGCGGTATCGGATACCCCAGTCGCGCGAGGGGGCCGCGTTTATCCGGTGGGTGGCGCAGCAGCACGATCTACACCGCAGGTGGCGGTGGCTTGACGCCGTTTGATATCGGCACTGGCATTAGGAGTTTTTTCTTTGCTCATTACGCAACGGAGGGACCGATCGGAAATCCTTGCCGAGCGGTCATCCTTGGAAGCATGAGCCTTCTGCTTGATGCAAACCTTGACACGCCAGCGCTCTCAAACGTCGATTCGCGTGGAACAACATACGAAGGCGGTGGGAACCCATCGTGCGCAAACGCATCGCCCGAGGAGCTGAGAGTTTCGATTCCGTTCACGTCGATTCCTCGACTGTACGACAGGACT